TGGTTGTGAAGTGTGAAGTGAAATCGAACGGGCCGAGTATCCCGCTCATGTTCTCGCCAGAGTGGGCGATGTCGTCCAACTCCGTGACCGTCGTCGCCGCAGCGCCGTTCACGCTGCACGCGCATCGATGCTCGCCCACCGTCGCCCCGGTCGCGGTGCTGATGTCCTCATAGCTCAACCAGACCTGCACTGAGCGGAACGTTCGACTGGAGTTCTCCGTGTAGATCGTGATGGTGCCTAATGCCGTCAACGTGGCATCTACCACGTCGGCGGCAAGCTGCGTCGCATACCACAGGGTTTTGGTTCTAAGCGCCATCGGCGGGCTTCCAAGTCACGCGCAGCACGAACCCCTTGGGATAGTCCAAGTCGTTGCCGACGATGTGCAGCTTCACCGTGCGGCCAGCAATAGTGACGCGCACGTTCTCGTTGACCGGCCGCCCGGTCTGCCAAGCGTCGAACGCCGCATCGAGCAGCGCGGCGGCGGCGGTGCGTAGTTGGGCGGGAGCGGGCATCTATGCTGAAGCTGTGTAGGTCAAGCTCGTTACAGTCACCGTGTCATTCGTTGCGAGTGTTAAGCCGCCTGGAATGTTAATATCGCTCCCTCCTGTCGCTACCGCACACAGAATCTTGTCAGTGCCCGCTTGGTTCCTGAACGCCGCCTTAGCAATCGTTCCAGCCGTAGCGCCTCCGCTTGTCAGCGGCACACCCGCCAGCGTAGCTACTCCAGCAGCCGCTGCTCCAAAGGCCGGATTCGCCAGCTCGATCGAGCAGACTGTTACGTCGCCAGAGGTAAGAAAGAACAGATCTCCCGGCGGTGCGCCCTCGTCGATTTGATCGACAACGAAGTTGGCAATGCCAGTGCGAACCGCAGTAGGATGTGTTACGGCCATGCTATTTCTCCTTCGTGTTGTCCTGCACTACGTCCATCACCAGCGGACCCTCGTATTTCACCTTTCCGTCCTTATCCCGCACGATGATCTGCGCAGTAACCTTCGCGGCTTGCGCTTCGAGCCTGTTCGGCGCAGGCGCAGCCTTCACATTTCCAACTGCTGCTCTGTCAATCATTGGCTACCCCACGATAAGATACAACGTCTCTGGGTCCTTTACAGGCAAGGCATCATACTCTGCCTGCGTTAGAACCACAACAAGTCTAACTTCTACCGATCTACACGCCGCCGGTAGTCCTGCTGAACCCTGTGCCATCGGCCTAGGCCGGCGTGATGAGGCCTAGCTCTAACACCGCCCCATTTGTATAGCTATTCACTACAAGCCGAATCGCTCGCGCGACCACGGCCAGCGCCGCTGACAGACTCGCACTCTTCGCTGTGAAGTTCGCGTCGTTCAGCCAGGTATAATCCGCCTGCTCTACCTGTGGCGACTGTCGAATATCGCTCATGGTGTCCTCAATGTCGAAGCCGGCAATGCCGGTGAGTGTCACCTGCGCCTGAACTGTTCCGTTGTGCAGATAGGTCTCCAGTGGGATCGTCTTGGAGACGAACGTATCTGCCCAGCCGACATCCAGCTGATTGCCACCAAGGGTCGAGGCGGCCGAGACTGCTGTTACTGTCTTGAAGTGTTTAGTGGTCTCGGTGGGCGCGGCGTTTGGGCCAGCAAGAGTCTCAGAAATCACCTGATTATCAGCATCTGTGCCTGTGATGGTGATATTGATAGCCGAGAGATTTGCAGCAGAATCCAAGCTGATGAAATGCGCAAACCCATCCGGCACGTCTGTCCGCGTGAAATCACTGCTATCCCAGGGACCAGCACCAGTTAGGTTTTCCGCTATCCCAATCAAGCTTACATTTGACGGGGTAAAGCTGTAGTAAACTGGTCTCATCGTCATAGAAATCTCCTTGAGAAGGGGGACCGAAGTCCCCCACTCAGGTTAGCGCACTCGATTGATCAGCTTGGCAGTAACCCTGCTGTTGTCAGCGCCAAGCTCCTTCTTCAGCTTCCTTTCGATGAAGCCGCACTTGTCGGAGTCCTCTTCACTCTTGAAGGAAGATCCCCAGCCAGCTTCCTGCAGAACCTTATCATCATGGGTTCTCGTCTGGCCTTTCGGCTTGCTGTCCTTTACGATGATAAGCATCTTAGCTCGTCCAGGGACCGCCGAGGCCGAAGTTGCCGGCGGCAAGGATGTTGGTAGCGGTGTTGTTGGTTCCCTTTGCTACTGCACTGGCGGCCTGATAGTTCCTGGCCATCCCACCAGTCCCAGTGCTCACCACGAAGATATATTTCTGGTAAGCGGCTGCTTGCGTTGGGACACCATGATTGAAGGTGTTATCGTTGATGTCTACGATCGTAGCATCAGTCATCGCAATGTCAGCAGCGACTGCTGCGGCCAGCCCACCAAAGTTATTGTTCAGGATCTTGATGGAATAGCAGGCAGATGCGGTCGAGTGAAGGCTGATTGCGATCCGAGCGTTCTCGAACATGCAGCCCTGAACCAGCTGCCCCTCGGTGCTGTCCATCCTGATATAGGACTGAAGCACCCCGGCGGCGGCCACGCTGTCTGGATTCTCGGAGAACGAGCAGTTGATGATGCTGGACCCGATATTGAGACCCCCGCCGGTATTCCAGCGCATCCTGATCATCCCGACCACGAGCTGAGCGGCGTTCGACCAGAAGTGAAGGTTCTCCACGTTCGCGTAGGAGGAATCGAGGTCGAGAATGGGAGAATCTACGCTGGTCGCTCCCTTGAAACTGCAGGCTTGATAGACCGAGTTCCCGCGGCCGTTGCCAGTGCCGATGATGCTCAGACCACCGTGCGTGGTGACTGGAACGACTACGTTCTCGGTATATCTGACCCCGACTGCCTGCGGGCGGATATAGATCGTGTCGTCTGTGCCGGCAAGAGCAACCGCGCGAGCCAGCGTAGTCGTTGCCCTGCGCGGTGTCAGCGCGTTGTTTCCGAGAACTCCAGAGGTCCCGTCGACGTAGAAGGTTCGGCCTCTCCACAGACCCGCAAACCTGCTCATCCCGCCGACTGGCGCACCACCCCACTGATACAACCCATCTCTTACAGTTGTCATACTAGTCTCCTAACCTCGGGTTCGTGGAAACCGTCCTACACCCCCGGCCGTATAGGGGCAACACCGAGGCCGATGAACCAGCCTTCTCAGACAGCCATCTATTATGAAACGATAATGGCCGTCTAAAAAAGCCCCTCTTACGAGGGGCAAAGGGGAATCAGTTACTGCGACGCGAAGATGCTCCTCGGGTCGGTGCAACCCACGCTGAACAGCATATACGTCGCTGCTTTCGCGTTCTTCGTATCGAAGTCATTGTCCTGATCGAAGTTCGGCCGCTCCGCCCAATACATCTGCATCCCGTTCGGGCAGTTGGTCCTCACGAACCACGGACTGGCTGAGGTAAAGTAGTGATTCAGCTTCAGTCCGCCGGGGAACGCATTGGTCGCCTTCAGCACGTTGATGTTGTTATTCGCTGTGTCGGACTGCAGGACTGACTGCAGAATCCGATTCGCGTTGAACCACTCCTGGCGCGGAATGTGGAGGCTCTGCGGCATGATCGAGATCAGCAGCCCGCGGTCGTTCTGCGTGCCCATGATCTGGATGCACATATCCTCCAATGCGACTTCGGAGAGGTCGGCTGAGGGGCTCAGCTCGTTGCTGTAAGTCCCGCCGGTAGTGTTCGTATGCACCGTCGAGATCAACGCCACTCCGTCACCTGTAGTGAAGTAGGTAGTGACGAAAGCGTTGTTATACAGAAACGCCGCTACGTTCTCAATCGTCTGATTGATCGAGAAGGCATTCGCCTTCGCCCGGCGCATGGACACCTGCTCGTAGAGGTTGAACTTCAGCTCTTCGTAGGTGCAGATGTAGCCCAGCGCGTAAGCGATATGTGTGTAGCGGGTTACTGGACCCTGAACTTCTGAGTCGTAGGTGAGTGACTGACCCTGAGGCTTGATCGGAGCGAGGCCGAATCCGGTGATCTGGACATCTTCCTCGTAAGCTTGCTCCGAATCTTCCTCGTCGTAGAGGTCTGGCCACTCTCTTGCATGGGCCTCGTAGACTTGGCCCCAAAAGTCGTGCACTCCCGGCCAGAGTGCTTTCGGGTGCGAGCCGGTGGTGATTACGCCTGCTGGCATGTGTGTTCTCCTTTATAGTCCGACGTTGCCAGCGCGGAGGCTGTGGTGGTTGATCGTCACCCACCACTTCGCGTGCTCGCCAAAGGCGTTGTCGGTTCTCTGGGCCAGCCCCAACAGCCGCAGCTGAATCGTTGCACCTACGCCTTCGCCGGCGTTGTTGACTTCCCACCCCGACACGAAGCCGTTGTTGGTGCCCGAAACCAGATCCGCGTTGAGACCGACTTCCGCCGCTGTCAGTGCCGTGCCGCCCGAGACCTCCTGGATCTCGAAGATCGTGCTCGGATCGTCGGCTACCAGGACGTAGTAGTTACGTGTCTTGGTCGCCGGGATCACAATCGGAGTGTCGGCAGGAACACCATACTGGCCGCCGTAGGCCAGAGCCCCTGCTCCCGAAACGATCGCGCCCAGCACTGTATTGCCAACGCCAGCGGTTGCCAGCGTAATGGTCGGAACACCTCGTGCGTCTGCGCTGCCGGCCCAGACCACTGGGTCGCCAATCGCATACACCAAGGTATCATCCGTGTCCGGGATACAGTAGACTCTACCGCCTCCCGTCCAGGGTGCGCCACTCAGGAACCCGACCGGGCTTAGTCCTGATGGCTTGTCTGCATTTGCCATTTGAAAATCTCCAGGTTAAAGTGGGGGTTATCGCCGGCCGCTTTTCTTTCTGAAAAGTTCCGGCACCCTCGACCGCTTCTGATCGACGTAGCGACTGGCGAGGTCTTCCATTGTCTCGCCCTCTGCTCGTCCACCAACCCGGCCCTGAGCATAGCCCGCGGTTAGTGCGTCTGCGACTGAGTCATTCCGTTTCTGTGCAACTTCCTGATCTTCAAGAAAGTGCTCCTGCTTCTGTTTCATCAGATACAGCCGGATTGCGTTTCCGGAGCCGTCGGTCTCGCCTCCCTCAACCACACTTACCCTGGAGCCCATGTCTGTGCTTCCAGTTCTGCTTCCGTCCCCGCCGAGAAGAGTATCGTTGAGCTGAACCTCCTCTGGCGAGACGTAATCGTAACCTGCGCGTTCTGCCTGAGCCAGACGCTGCGCAGTCCCTCGAATCCAGCGAAGATGGTAGCCGGGAATATCCTGGACTTCCAGCTTTCGCTGCGGAACCGATAGAGGAATCCTCTTGCGCTCCGCGGCCGTTTTGTCGAGAGACGCGGCTGGATTCTGTAGTTCCATCTTCGCCCGCGCTTCCGCGGCCTTCTGTTCAAGTGCGCTCATGATTCCTTACTCCTTGTAGTATTGCGTTACGTAGCTGTCGCGCCAGGATTTGATGTCCTTATGCGCTCGATTCGGGCCGACCAGCCGCGCTGTCATCTTGTCGCAGGCCGCCTTGGCTTCCGCTGGAAGGTCCGCGTAGGTCTTCTGGCCGCCGGTCACAGTTGTCTGACGCCCCCGACCTCCGTTGTCTCCGGAGACCTTGGAGGAGCCACCACGCGCGCTGCCACCAAGGGCCTTATCGACCTCCTCAGCTACAGCGTTCAGGAACTCCGCGCCGACCCGGAGATCGCCGGCCTGACGAAACTCGACCGAGATCGCGCGGCCGAGTCCGATCTTTCGCGCGTTCGTGCGAAACTCAGGATTCTTGTCATACCAACTCTCGACCTCAGCCTTCAAGGCCGGCGGGATTCTATCACCACCGCGAGGCGTTACTTTGTCTCCAGACTGCTCATCACCCTCGTCATCCACAGCAACCCGGGTCTCGGCCGCGGTCAGCCGGGTCATCTGGTCTGTCAGGTCAGCCACTGCTTCATGATCTCCGTCACGGGAAGCACGGGTCAATTCCTCTTTCAGCTGCTTCCGTGTGGCCTCGACCTGCGCCTTCACGTCCTTATCGCGCGACTCTTCCAGCGCGCGGATAGTCGCATCGGAGGCCTTCAGAGACTCCTGCACTGAGGACAGCTCGGTGCCCATCTGGTGAATCTGCCCCATCAGCCGCCTGTTGTTGCTCTGCACAATCGGGAGAATCTGCTCTCCCCGCTCAACGAATTCTGGCGCGTCGAGCCAGCTTTTCTCTTCGCCCTTATACTCCTCTTTCGGCACCCAGCCGAAGAGTCGTGCCTTCTTCTCTACTTCTACCCGTTCTGTGCTATCGTCAGCCACCGTTGCTCTCCTTCGAGATCTTGCAAAAGACATCCCTGTCGTTCACCAGGCGATACAGCTGCCCGTCGGCAGGACCCTTCGTGATATATCCGGCCATCTTAGTGACGATCACCTTGTCACCGACAGCCGCCCGCGGCTCCTTTTCATCGGCCCAGCACTCTGGACCGACCGCGATAATCTCCGCTCGCTGTTCCATTACCGCAGAGTTTCGCTGCACGTGATCAGGGATCTTGATCAAGGAAGCCTTTAGGCTATCTAGCTCGATCATCCTGATCAAGACCGCTCGTCCTACTGGCTCAAGTCCGCTCTGATTCATCCTCAAATTCTCCTTTCAGCCTCTCGTAATCCAGCTCTTGCAGAAACCTGAACGCCTGACACTCACCAATAGCGGCTGCATTAAGCAGCAGCTGCTGGTCCTTGCCAAGGTCCAGAACCTTTCCTTCCTCCCACTCATCCTTGCGCTCCTGTCGCTTTGCGGCCAGCAGCTTCTTGACTGCCTCTGTTACTGGGTGCTGCAGCCAATCTGCGAACGCTTCCTCTGTCAGTAGCATCTTCACGTTGCTCACGTTTCAGCTCCATTTCCTTCATTTGAACATCGAGTTGCTTGAGATAAATATCAATCCTCTTGGTCAGTGTTTCGTTCTTAGTCTTCAACATGCCGAGCATTGCGTTCATAACTGCAACTTTGCGGTCCTCAACGTCTCCAGCAGTATCCATCTGAGCTGTTACTACCTCGGCGGCCATCTTCGCAATAGCCGCATCGTTCATCCTGACCTCTTCCTGCATCTCTATGACGAAGCGCTGCATATTCGCCTGCAGTTCTCGCATCGCGTTCTCGTTCTTCAGCTCCTGGATCTGCACTCGCACGTCCTTCGGAGCGCCGGTCTTGGCCATTCCTGGGAAGATCTCGTCGATAGCATCGACCTTCAGGACCTTGAGGTAGCGCCGCTCGACGGCCTCGGCGTCGTAGCCGGGAGTGGTAGCCGCGGCCTGCTTGACCAGCTGAATCTGGACGATCTGCATCTGTTCCGAGGCGATATTCGGGTCGGCGGCCGGAGCAACCTCGTCTGGGTTGCCCAGGTAGTCCTCTCGCAGCGCCATCTGCCCAGAGCCGAAGGACTTTCTGGTCGGCATGTAGATACCGTTGAGGATGTAGCCCTTCTTGAACTCTTCCTTCATCGCCCGCCAGACGCGCTTGAAGACTGCGGTGTAGACCCGCTGGCCTTCTTGCACCATCGTCCGCATAGTCTCGGCGGTCGTGTTCTGCCCAGGGTTCTCCCCGACCATCGGGTCGGTAGTGCCACTGAGGCGCTCAACGTAGTTGATCAGGAGACCTAGGAGGCTAAATAGAACCTGAGAAGGCTCACCCGGCTCGAAGGGAACCATGTTCTTGCGAAGGTCATCGCCGGAACTGTCCACCCGCGTCCAGCCAAAGGGCGACATCGTGTGGACGCCGCCGCGGATCTTAGCACCGCGGCCAAGAAAGCCACCCCGAGTTGTCTGCATCGTGCCAGCATCGGTCAGCTGGTTAATGCCGGTATTAACGGACTCGTTCAGGGGGCCCAGGAGCATTCCGAAGCCTACATCGTAGATACCGCCATCAGGAGAGGGAATGAAGGAATACTTGGTGAAGTATTCCATCCGGCGGATAGAGATGATCTCTTTCTCTTTGTTTCGCTCTATATCTTCTAGCTGGTCAAAGCCGGTTACGATGCGAACGACGCAGTGCTCACTCTCCTCGATAGTGATGATGTAAGGCTCGGCGTAACCATCACCATCAAGATCTACATCGACGTGCTGCTCCAGGAAGATATAGGGAGTCGTCTCGTCAGCCTGAGCCGGCGGCGTCACGCCAACTCGGTTATCTCGCTTGGCCGCCGAGGCATCCAGTGGCTTCACGGCCGGCGGCTGCCCATACCAGGCTTCCCCGCTCACGTCGCGGAAGATTTCTCGCTTCATTCCGGCGTGAATGTCGTTTCTGAAGAACGGGATCACATGGGTCTTTCGCGGGCAGGACTCCACGCTCTTCGCGTAGTAGTCAATCACGAGGTCCTGGGCGAGGACAGTCTCATCAACCTTATGGCCCTTGTTAGCGTCCCAGTAGGATTTCACAAAGACTGTCCCTACAATCGGAAGGTTGATCAGCAAGCGGTCCTTCTGCTCTTCCCAGGCGCGGTCCTCTTCCAGCGCCTGCCAGCTCATGTGCAGGGAGATCCGGCCGGCCCGGCGAGTCTTGCTACCAGTTGGATCTTGCCCGATCACACGGCACTTCACAATGTCTGCACCGGAGATCAGCGCGGGGTAGGCGCGAGAGTGAAAGTTCAGCGCGCCGATAGTAATAAGGGGGAAGGCGATATTGGAACAGCCAGGCCACGGGAACGATTTGTCCTTCTGAACTTGCATTGCCAAGTCCATCGCGGCCGCGGTGCGCTTCTCCCACTTCGCGCGGGAGCGCTTGTCCCTGTCGTAGCCCTCCCAGACATGATTGCCGAGCTTGCTGAGATCCTCGGTGGAGAACCGCCCGCAGAGATTCGGTGATTTAACCGCCTCTTCGTCAAGTGTAAGTTTGGTGCTCAGTTCAAGCATGTTGTTTCAGGCTATCAGGGCTGAAGGTCAGCCGACAGGCGCTGCACCAAAATTGAAACTGCGAGGGCTGATAAATCAGCCGGCCTTTACAGTGCGGGCAAAGTTTCATCAGTATCCTGTCACTTGCGATCGACCGTCGCTGGCAGCCCCAGAACGTCGAGCGCGGGCGGCCATGCGAATCTGAAATTCTTCATCATCCACGAAGTCCTCTTCCTCCACCCGGTCCATGTAGCGATCAAAGCCGATGGCGAGCAGAGAAGTCGAATCGAACTGATCATCGAGCTTCGCCTCGGAGACGCCGGTGAACTTCAGCAACTCCGTCTCGTAGCCAGGATACCACTCGGCCTCTTTATCAAAGCGCATCCCGCCGGCCCGCGAACGCTTCTGCAGCGTGCGGCCACGCGTCGCCTTGTCCTTGACCGAAGGCACCTCGACTATGTTCATCCAGACATCTCGCTCCCGCATCTCATTATAGACGATATGCCGGATAGCCTGCCAGATCACTCCATCCTCGACCCAGAAGAACTCAGGATTCCAGCGAGCCTGGATACTGAACATCTCTTCAATCCAGCCAGCCTTAGTGCCATCGGGGAGGGTCTCAACTGAAGCCCATCGACCGACACGCTGATCCACTATGTGCAGCAGGTTCTGCGTGCACTTCCCACCAACAGTAAAGCTGGTTCGGTTGGCCATGTCAGTCTTGGAGACAGCGAAATCGGCAGCAGCGCCGATAACCTTCGGGCGCTCTCGCTCCTGCTCGCTCATTGGCAGGAAGTCCTGCTTGCGAAGGTAAGCATCCGCGTCGTCCTGCGGATCGTTCAGAAACTCCTGGCTGTAGCCGGCGGAATCACCATCCTCGATGAACTCCTGGCGGCGAGCGCGGAGGCGCTTCTCGGGCCAGGCCTCAGTCCAGAGAATGTCGCTGAAGTCATCAAAGGCTCGGTGAGCTTTATAGAAGAGAGGCTTCCAGGCCTTGCTCTTCATCAAGCGCGCAAGTAGCGAATCTTCGTGTAAGATCGTGCCATGAACGCGGAAGCGGCCTCCACGGCCTAAAGCTTGTCGAGCGGCCCGAAAGACCCACCGACGAAACTTCGCGCGGCGCTCCTTGTTCTCAACCTGTTCGTCGTCTTCCAGGTCATCGCAGACCATGAGGTTAGGCCGCTTGCCCTTCCACATTCGGCCGCGGATCTTCTGCTCGGAGCCACGAGCTAGAACTCTAAAGCGATGTCCATCATCACAGCTAGCAATGATGTCAGTGCTGGAATCCTTCTCCAGCCCTACGATCCCAAACTCTTCCCGTAGGTCATCGTTCTCTAGTAACTCTTCCCGGATATTCGATAACTGCTCTGCTGCCAACTCCTCAGTCGAGCTAATTAGAATAACATAATCCGAGGCGCGAAACACAACCTCGGCTAAGATGTAAGCGAAGGTGAGTGCAGTGCTCTTCGCGTGCTCACGAGGGGCGGCCAGCGCCACCAAGGGCTCATCCGAGGTATATAGAGCCCAGCCAGCGCGATGAAACTCTGGTGTAGGAACCGGCTGGTCGTAGCGTGGGGAGAGAAACGCCCCGGCAAACGCTTCGATAATATCGGCGGTGAGCTTGACTGAGGGCTGCATCAATGCACCGTGTTGTGGATTACTACCAGCCCATCCCGCTCTGGATGACACCAGCAGCGATCCCACATGATGTGAGGAGGGCCAAAGATAGGATACACATGCACATCCTCTCCAGACTGCAGATACTCTGGTGGAGCATCCAGCGCGTTGTCCTGAGGCCGAGGATCAGCCATCAAGGCTCCTTCGGCACGAGAGCCAACAGCCCAATCTGCTGCAGGGTCTGCGAGAGCGAAGTCGTGATTTGACAGGTAAGCTCGTAGATCACTCCGAGGGTGCCTCCAGTTATTGCCTGGGTGACGATGGCCCCAGAGGAGGTTGCCGAGCCAGACACGATAGAGGAGGGGCTGGCATCCGTCCCTGAATAGACAGCAGCCGTTACAGCCTTCGTGGAGATGGTTTCTCCCACAGCGAGCTCGCTGGTGAAATCGAAGGTATAGAGCTTCGTCTCGCCGGTGAGCTTCGGAGAGAGCTCAGCTCGGTTCAACTGGTGCCTCCGCGGTCTCTAGTTTCGCTTCCTTAGACGCCCGCCGATAGTAATGCTCGGCGGCGGCCGGGTCATTCTCCACGTCGAGCTGCTGCATTCGTTTGAGTAGGGACAGACCGCTAGCCTTCGCCCGCAGGAGAAACCACTCAGTTGATTTCTCCGCCGGCTGATTCTTGGTCCCCTGACCAAAGGCAGCAACTTCCGCCTGCAGTAACTGAATTGCGCGGGCTAAGCTCATCCCTTGTATCCACTGGCGTAGGCCGCACGGCCTTGCCTGGCCGCCCTCCGCTTCGCGCCCTTTCCTCGGTAAGTCTTTCCGCGGCTTCCCCAGCGGTAGCCGCCGCCCACACTACGCACAGGGTCGCCGGCCATCTGCGCGTGCAGGCGAATCGGGCTCCCTGGCGTGGGGACGCAGGACTCAGCTGATCGGCTTAGTTTCAAGGACTTGAACTTCGCCATCTATCACCCTTTCTCTCGTTCGTGATTGCAGTGCGACTAGCCTGGTGGCAAGACGCTCCAGCCGGTCACTACTCGCTTCCTGCGGTTTCGGGGCCGCGTGGCCGCCGACTCCCAGGGCCTTCGCTCCCAGCTCCGCTGCGCGGAGGGCGACAAGATCACTGACCTGCGGAGCATTCAGCTTCTCCTGCAGCACCTGCAGGGAACGAATCACAAGCGCGCGGAAGCGCTCTTCGATTGTTGCCTTCAATTCCGGGTCGATGATCTCTTCCCGGCGCGCGGCCATCTTCTCCTGGAAGGCGTCGGAGGCCAGGATGTTACTGATCCAGGGAGGGGTGTATCCAAAGTGAGCGGCCAGGTGATTTTGAGTCATCTCGGGATTGCTGATGATCAAGTCGATTAGCGCGTCGTGGGTATAACTGCACTTCTGCAGCCGCCCCATCGTTGGTGCTCCGTTGGGCCCCCGGGCTTGAGATCCACCCTGTAGCTCCTCTACCAGCGCATCGCCGGCCTGGAAAGCAGCTGAAGTAGACGCAGGAACCATATTGCATTATACCACAATCTACCCCCAAAGGGAAGCCCCACCGTCGGAACGGTTTTTGGACGCCGGGAACGCTTAGGCTGCGCCGCTAGGCGTCTATTATCTCCCCATAATGGACATCTACCCTTCAGGCGTCTCCCCGGGCATCTATCCTTCGGGCCTTCGGCCCGTAGACGTCTAATACCCAGGGGACTGGAAAATTTCCCAGTGCATTTATCAATTTTTTCAGGGGCCGCGATTTCCCCCCGGCCCCTTGATTCCGGGCTCGCGGCGGCAAGGGGTGGGCGATGGTGCAGTGCCGCATGGGTGGCGATGCTGCAGCGCAACATGATAAGGTATACAATGCACTGAATTGGTGCATGATTGACCAGCCGCAAATTGCGGCACAATGTGACGCAGGGCGGCACATCACCAGCCACCCCTCCACGTAACCCATTGATTGCATTGAGTGGGGAACTGGCACGCGGTTTGCATGTCAGAGTGGTATCCGGCGGTCGCCGGACATGCACCAGAACAGTGCATTTGCTCTTTAACATTACGGCGTGTCATCGTCTCCCGCATTGTGCGGGCGGACGACTCACGCATATCGGAGGTTCAGATGAGAAACAAACCGAAAAGCAACAGCGTTGTATCCACGTCATACGCCGACGGTATCTGGTCATTCGGCGTAGCTGGTGTCGGAACCCTGACATTGCACCGCGACCAAATCAGCCCGGAGGTATTGGAACGGGCGCTGGTTGAGGGAATGTCGGATCGAATCGCGGACAAGGCTGCGAAATCCCGCGACCCGAAAACGGGTATTCCGGCATCGCCAGCCGAGAAATCGTTGGCTATGCAATCCCTGATCGAGCATTATCAATCGGGGACGGCGGACTGGACGCTGACCGGCGCGGGTGGGGGCGGACGGAGCTTGACCGTTGAAGCGATTGCCCGAGTCAAGGGCGTCAATTACGAAACGGCCGAGGCCTTTGTCGCGCAATACGCGAGCGCGAAACGCAGGATGCCGGACGGGAAAGAGATGTCATTTGGAGGGGATACAAAAGCAGCCCTTGCGTTTCTGCGAAGCGGGAAACGGGTGGCGGAAGCGATGGAGGAGATCAGGCGCGAGAAAATGCCTGCGCCGAAGGTGGATGCAGACAAGGCGCTCGAAGAACTCGCGTAAGCAGGTTGGAAATTTGACCGGGCAGAAATGCCCGGTTTTTTTTTCGCCTGAAATTCGGTATGCACAACAACAACACACATTGCGGTATGCTCTCCAGAAAGCCGCCTGGAAAAAGCGGGGCTTAGGGTTTGTTTTTTTACTTTCTTTTTTTTTTAAACACAGACCTTAGAACCGACGCGCCTGAGTCTCGGAAGGTATACCGCATCGTGTGTTGTATGATGTGTGTATTCCCTTTATTGACTTATTAACTAGATTGTGATATACTTGGGAAAGCTTAACGAAGGAGCAAGCAATGGCGAAAGAAGTCCTGGTTGTCGGCGGATGGGCCGGAAGGCAATACGTGCCCAATCTATGGATACACTATAAAATAACACTTGAGGGGTTCAACAAACTGTGGACTGTGCAAGACGGTAAATGCGCAGGATGCAAAGGACAACTAGCTCACCCACTGACTAAAGATGTAATCTTCGCAAAGCGCCCAGAAGTAGACCATGACCATGAAACAGGAAAGGTAAGAGGACTCCTATGCAGAGGATGCAATGATTTCCTGGGGAAGATAAAAGATAACAAAGAGTTATTACAGAACCTGATAGAATACCTGATACGTAACGGAGACTGGTGATGCCAAGCGGAAAGTTCTGGCCGCGGAACACCAAGAGTGCGAAGCTGAATGCAGGGCAGGTAATGGAAATCCGCGCGCGCTATCGGAAGGGAGGAATTACGCAGGGGCAACTGTGCCAAGAATACGGAGTGTCGGTCGTGCAGATCGGACGGATACTGCGTGGGGAAGTTTGGCAGAACGTGCCAGACCCGGTGACAGAGGAGGATCTGAACGCTTCGGCCGCCCGACTAATGGAGGTGCAGAAGGGCCTAAGCCGAGATCGAATGGCCGAGGATATTGCGAAGGCGCGAGAGAAAGAGCACGCTGGAGATAAGATGACCGATGAACTCACAGGAGAACCCAATGCCGGAAGCACCAGCAGCAATGCCTGAATTGACCGAGGAGGAGAGGTGGCTGCAGAATGTGCCGGAAGCACTCAAGCCGCTGGTGGAGCGACATGGGCCGCGGCTCTTCCGGCTTACCATGTCGCTGGGAGCGATCAACCACGCACTGGGGATTGTGGCGCGGCAAGGCCGCGGGAACCGAGCGATAGGGCAAGCGCTGTTCGTGCTGCAAGGCGCGATAGACGGACTAGCGAAGGAGAGCATTGCGGGGATGGAGAAGCAGGTGAAGGATTACCTGGAATGCAAAGAGGATATTGAACGGGCCGCAGCGTTGGCTGATCCAGGGCAGCGGTTGCCCAGCGACCGACTTTCGAAGGGTGGAATTATACTGGATAGCTGAGCCGAGCCGACGGGTGTCGGCGGCCAAGGGGGGGATGAGATGTCGGCGGCCAAGGGAGGCTCCGTGCTTCAGGACGGCTTGTATCAAGTGGCGGGATTTGCGCGGGGTTTGTGGTGTCGCCCAGTGCGCCCCGGTGCTGAAGAGGAAATTCGAATACTGGATCAAGTTCGCGGTGAGAATAGGAGACTGAAATGAGAGACTTGCTGATGATGATTTTCTGGATGGCCGCGACCTTCGGAGCCGGGATCTGGCTGCTGTGGTATTTGAAAGAGTTGCGGCGGAAGGGCTAACTCTTTCACCCGACGATGGGGTGGTGTGGTAGAATGGAATTTGGCGCAATGGCGTGCCGGGACTGGAGGTGAAATGAAAGAGGAAATTGCAATTCCTGGCCTGGGCCGCGTGTCGCGTCACAAGGCCTGTCAAATCGCAATATGCGAGGAAGCTGGATGTGAGGAACTGTTCACACCAGCACGGCTTACCCTGGCCGCCGACCTGCGGCAATTCACTGACAAGGAAATCAGGAACGCGCTGGATGCACTGGTGCGGGCTGGACAGGTGCAGCGAGTCGGAGTCGGCTCTTATCAATGGAAGGCTTAACTGGAGGCTCAAATGCCAAGCAAGATTGTTAATATGCAGATCTACAAAAGCACCAAGAACACCCACGTATTCAAGGCTACGCCGCGTCCAGCAGCAAGTGACAAGCCGGTCGTGGAAAGCGTCTACGTCGAGCAAGCGGTGATGGGGTCGATTCCTGCGAATGAGATCGAAGTGACCGTGACCTGGAAGGACTGACCACGCCTGAAGGGGCTGGGCAACCGGCCCCTTTCGGCGGCGATCAGGCCGCGAACACAGAGGCTCAGATGAAAACCGTCACGTATAAAGGCTTCTCGATCACTCACGACGAGTCTGTTGTGAATGTCAGCAAGCCGAACATCGCAGCAGAGGACTTCGACCGAGAGCTGCAGGAGGCCCATACTATCCTCTCCCGCTTCATCATGTCACGGCCAGGAAGTGTCTGGGGCTGCGATGGGATAGGCTACAGCATACAGAAGGAACTCGGAGCGGTGGTGGTCAAGAAATCCGGCGTTGGGCCGCGGAAGTTCGCAGAGGGACTGAAGGAGTTGCTGAGATGATAATCCGCCTAATCGCTGTAGACCCGCGACCAGCCCCGGGCAAATCCGACGTGCTGGTCTATCAGGTTCCTGAACACTCGCGGGAAGCAGAGCTGCTGATGCAGCTCCTTAGCGATGCGAAGATCGAGTGGACTACGCTGGCGAGCAGCGGGAAGAGGAAGGAGAGCGCATGAACCAAGCTCCCCTCCCCTGTCTCGCCCGCCCTCACCAGCGAATCTTAATCGTTCTATCTCGCCCGCGAGTCTGTCTCTGCGGAGCGTATCTTTGGCTGCATCAACGCGGTCTGGGACAGTGCTGGCATAAACTCACGCCAAGAAAGGCAGGGTGGTGATATAAAGATCAACTGGAAGTCTCCCCAGGGTTTTGAGTGCCGCAGGGCCGCGGCAGTCGCTACCTACGAAGGCCAGAAGCGCTTCATCAGGAAGCATGAACGGAAGAACTACCGCTGGGTAAGTAGCGAGCGTTATCACGCTTGGCTAGGCGGGGTATACTTAGGTCACTCCTCCACGCTGGAGGCAGCGAAGGCGATTATAGCGCTGACGATTGCAGAAACCCTCAGAAACCAAAACACGGAGGAAGCTATATGAGAGTCACTTACCTCCGCACCAGCATTCCCCGGCCTGTGGCCGGCGACCAAGCGATTAGCCGACAGCTCGGGCAGCGGCTCTGCTGTGAACCCAAGCCCTTTACCGATAAGGGTATGCGGCTTCTAGGCTTTGAGCGAGAAGGGCTGCAGCTCGCTATTCCCTTCGTTGACATTCGGCGGAAATGATGGTATAGTCCGGTTTCCTCATGGGGAGTTCGAGCAGCGCCCCTTATAATAGGCTGCTCACCCTTAGATAGGAGTCATATCATGGCAGAAGCGCAAGAAAGCAGCAAGAAGGCCAAGACCGAAATCACCCTCGTCAAGATGGAAGATGGACGGGAAGTCGGCTTCGCCGGGAAGCGGAAGGTTCAGAAGGAGACACTGATCGACGAGTCCAAGATCATCGTGGATGGCGCGACCATCACGCTGGAAGAGGGCGCGGTCAAGATCCGTATGGACTACCGCAACGGGAAGAGCCGGGTGTATCCGATCAGAGCCGGGCTGATCCCCAAGTTCGCCGGCCACGGCGGAGAGCAGAAATACGGGGATGAACTGGCCGCCCCAGCCGACAAGCCGCTGAGCGAGGATGACATGGTGCTGGCAACAGACAGCCTGCACGATCAGCTCTACGGCGAAGGCGTATGGCGCGCAGTCAGTGAAGGCGGCGGCGGGTTCGCTGGTGCCTCGGTGGTCGTGCAAGCGCTGGTGGAAGTCTCCGGCAAGACTCTCGATCAAGTCAAGGCGTTCCTGCAGAAGAAGCTGGACGACGCCAAGGCCAAGAGCGAGAAGCTGTCCCGCAAGGAGCTGTATGATTCCTTCCGCAACCCGAACTCCAAGGTCGGGAAGGTGGTCAAGCGGATGGAGGACGAGCGGCTTGCGAAATCCACGAAGGTGGACGCGGACGCTGAGCTGGATAACCTGGCAACTGCCTAAGCAAGGCTTTCTGGTCGAGCCCCTGCGAGAGCAGGGGTTATTCCAGAGTGCGCTGATATGGCCCATCAGCCAATAGCTATACTGCCGGATAAGGGAGATGGCCCTGATAACGGATGAACGCTTCCAGTTGCACTCGAAGTCTACGCAGAGTGGAGCATCGGTAGCTCGCTAGGCTCATAACCTAGAGGTAGAAGGTTCAATTCCTTCCTCTGCATCCAACAGGCTCGCAGATTCGCCAGACTACGCGAGCTTCAGCCGACAGGGATAAAAACCCTGCCCCCGGCAAGTCGTGGCGTGGTTCTGAGCCTCCTCCACGGCGGCAAAGTCCTCGGTCAAAAGCCGGGGCTTTGCTTTTACTGCGAGGCAAAGAGTTGATCTACGGGCATCATTCCTTTATTGCATTTGGGCGTCGTTTATGGGATAATAATGGACGGTTACGATTTTCAGTGACCGCAACAACAGGAGGCTCAGATGAAATACTACCTGCAGAAGAACAAACAAGGCCGTGTATTCCTTTCCGAAACACTGGAAGAAAAGAAGGGGCTCCTCGAAGAGATAGACGCACCTGACTGGATCACGGCGCGAAGCTACGTAAGCGAAGAGGGATTGATCCAGCGGCCAGGATACGGCTGGTTCGTAAGAAGCGCAGTATGACCTCCTCCCCGCAAGAACCGACCAATGACGACTTAGACGCCCTGTCTAAGGAAATAGAAGCAGAGATCTTTACCCCGACGGAACCTGACCCGCTGGAAGATCTCTTCAACGAGGCCTTTCAAGAACGGAAGCTTCGCAAGCCGCAGCGCCGGACAGACCCAGCGCTTCGTGATGCACTGGAGGCCGCCGCGAAGCGTATGCGGGAGTGCTACAGCAATCCCGACAACTGGAAGCGAACGCGTGGCCTGATGTTGATAGACCACGCGACCCATACTGTCTTGGGCAACTACAGCGAATACGTCCACCGGCAGTTTCCGACTACCCGAAAGCTCCTTCATGAGCATCAGCCGATAGTAATAGATGGGCAGGAGGAAGTCGAAGGGTTCATCGGGACGGAACTGGAACGGAAAGTCCGCGGAGTCCTTTGGGACGCAGAGCGAGAGATCACGCTGCACGTCCTGCTCGATCAGATGTTCGCGGAAGCGCCAGACGTGCGGTTGAAGGTCTGCTTGCAGATCAGCACGATAGTCAGGGCGGAGTTACTGGCCGACACGCAGCTGGCTACGCCTTCCGGCGGGTTGCTGCTGAAGCTCCCGGCCGGGACGGACATCTGGGCCGCGTGCAGCATAGATACGAAGGCGGCGGCTAGGAGGGCAGTAGCATGACTACAAGCGCAGAATACGCAGCGGGACTAAGAGAGCTTGCTGACTGGATTGAAGCCAATCCGGAGATGCCCAGACCAGGAGGCACTCTTACCTGCTACAGCCTGAATTCAAGGGAGGAAGCTGCAGCCTGCCTTAAGGCACTGACACCCTGCAAGAAAGACTACACGGAGAGCAATTTCTACCTCAGCCGGGAGTTCGGCCCGGTCAAACTCACCTTCATGTTCTATCGAACTGCTGTGTGCCAGCGCCGTATAGTTGGACAGAGGCAGGTCGGCACTCAAGTTATCCCAGCAAGGATAACTCCAGAGGAGGTAATCCCCGCACACACTGAGGACATAGTTGAGTGGGACTGCGGAGAGCCCCTACTAGCCGCGGCACCACAAGTAGAAGAGCCAGTCTCATGAATCGTATCAAGTATCTCAACCCCAAGACTGGCGAGCGGCGAACAGTCCTCGTTACTCAGCTCTCCGACTCACGCCGAGTCTACCCCTATAAGCCCTACGTCCGCGCTGCCGACTATAAGATGCGCTCAGCCGGCTTCGTTCGCGCTAATGGAAAGAGCCTACGCGGATGATCCCTACAGCATTCAGAGCCTGGCGCTTCCGCTGGCGCCTTTGGTGGATAGATCTCCACTACGCCTGGCGGGTCTACCTTCTCGCCCGAGAGAAATCAAAGAGGAAATACCTACCATGACGCTATTCCGAGTCCGCCGATACGGCTCTGCCGACTGGATCGAAGTCTCCGTCCGCAATGCAGCGGAGGAGGACGAGAACGAAGTCGAAGACGAGATCAGCAAGCTGATCGAGTCGGTGCTGGTGGTGGATGATCTTCACTGCCAGTTTGTGAATGATGAAGGAGAGTGGGAGGATCTGGAGTAATGCCCCGTAAGCTCAACCTCGATCGCCCGGTCGCTCTCACCCTCAAGCTCCCTGAGTCCGTCCGCGCGCGGCTGGACCTACTGCTATTCAGCGCCTTGGAAGGCCGGGTGCCAAAGGGAGCCTACCAGGACTTCTTCGCCGCGAGGATTCAGGAGTTCTTTGAACACCGACAGCTGGATCTACAGCCCTACGGGTTCCCGACAGGCTGCTACATCTCCGCCACGAAAGAGACGCTAAAGGAGCTGGAATACCGACTGAAGAAAGGTGCTTACTGATGTCTCCTGAAGTCCGCGACCGAATCGTCGTCCTCCGGCAGAAGGCCGTTGAAGGAACGCTGACAGTAGAGGAAGCCCGCGAAGGGGTAGTTCTAATGCGGGCCGACCGAGTAGCTGGAGCCTCTGCGAGTGACAGCTCTCGCAGGGCGAAGGCGAAAGCAGTGATTAAATCTGCGGATGAAATGCTTGATGAACTAGGAGATATATGACCCGCCCCCCCTTCCCCGACGTAATCGACTCCAGCTTGATCGCTGCGTTTCGCAGTTGTGGCCAGAAAGCTAATCTGGAATTCTTCCAGCACTGGAAAGGCCGCGAGCCAAACGCCCACTTACACGCTGGCGCCTCTTACGCGAAGGGACTGGAGGTGGCCCGGAGAGCCTTCTATGAGCAAGGCAGCGCGGCCGCCGACGCAGTAGCTCTCGGCCTCACGGCGCTCCTTCTACACTACGGCAACTTTCAGTGTCCAGAGGATTCCGCGAAGTCGGCTTCCAGAACCGCCGGCGCGCTAGAGTTCTACTTCGAACGCTATCCACTCGGGACAGACAAGGCTACTCCGCTGGTCTTCCCCTCCGGCAAGCGCGCGATTGAGTTCGGCGGAGTAGAAGCGCTCGACATCCTCCACCCAGAAACAGGCAACCCCCTCCAGTATTCCTGGCGCATGGACATGGCGGTTGACCTGAACAACATGAAGCTTGGAGAGGACGATAAGACCACCTCGCAGCTCGGTGCGTCCTGGCCGCGGCAGTGGGACTTGCGAAGCCAGTTCACCAGCTACGTCTGGGGTGCCGCGCGAAACGGAGTGCAGCTCAACGGATTCCTGATCCGCGGAGTCTCTATTCTTAAGACTAAGTATGACACTCTGGAGGCCATCACCTTCCGCCCTGACTGGCAGATCGAACGCTGGTATAAGCAGCTACTCCGCGACATTCAGCGCATGATCGAGAACTGGAAGGAGGGCTACTTCGACTACAATCTCGATCACGCCTGCAGCGAATATGGCGGCTGCCCCTTCCGCTCAGTCTGCCTCGCCAAAGACCCGACGCAGATACTAGAGCAGCTCTACGAACGCCGGCGCTGGGACCCAGTCACACGGACAGAGACGGCGCTGTGATAGCTACACTGATTTTTCTGGCTGTTGTCTACTCTCCCATAGAAATTATCCACGGAGTTAAAAAGGACGGCTCTGCTTATGTATGTGGCTATTATACTAAAGGGCCGCTGCTTGAGTTCTGTGTATTCTTCACCACTGAACGGAGATAAACTATGACCACCAAGCCCGCCCCGGTGTGCGGGGAGACGCCGAGAGCACAGCGGTATCACTATACTCGCTGCCATGACAAGGACGACTGGATAGCTGCTAACGATTACGACGCCCTCCGCACCGAGAACGAGCGGCTGGTGAGAGTGGCAGAAGCAACTGACATGCTGCTTGCAACCGAACTGAGCATGACTCGCCAACTAACCGATCTGCTGGACCTGGAAGTGACAAAGCGTAAAGCCGCTGACGAAGAATCTACGCTGATACTGCAACGCTCCGAAGCCGCCGAGTCCGCGCTGGCCGCAGAGCGGGAGAGGGTGATCGAGGAGTGCGCGAATTGTGTGGCGAGAATTCGTGGCCCTTACAATCATGCAAGTGAAAATGCGGATCGCTACCGTATCCAGGATGAAATTTTAGCGCAAGCTGAGAATCTTATCCGCGCCCTCCTTGCCCAACCGAAAGCCGCGCCCGCTAGGGTGGCCGATGGCGTAACTGCGATCCCATCGGTAGACGAAGTGACCACTAAGGCGCAGTCGAGCGCGGCCCCCGACAGCGGGGAAGGAATGCCAGAATATCCGAAGAATGTAGGCGACTACAACATCCATGATCGCTACGAATTATTGAGGGAGTATGCGGTCGCTCTCCGCGCCTACGCCCTCTCCCTGCGCGAGAAGCGGGAGGGGTGGAAGTGGGTGCCGAGGGAGCCAACGATTGAAATGGAAAATGCTGGCGATAAAGCCGACAGCGACTACTCAAATAATCGCTTTCATGGTCTCGGGCATTTAGGGCGAAGCGCGTTTGTCTATCACCACATGCTCTCTGCCGCCCCGCCTGCGGAGAAGAAGAAAGGCCCTTCCGGTGAAATGGCATGAATGGACTGTTATCATTTTCACCCTCCTCCTCATCCTCGCCTGGCACGCAAAGCGTCTGGGTGGATTCTGATGGAACCCTTCATGAATGGTATAACGTGCTGGTCTTTGCTGATCGCGAGTTCTTAGGAGAGTTTCGACTTGACCCAGGTGACCACCCAGAGCTTGGCTATCGCAGGACTGGTGCAGCCTACTACTGCTGGCATTGCGGGGAAGTTTGGGCAAGGCTGGTATTCACCGACTCACAGGGAAGGCGCACGCCCCTAGACGTAGAGCAGGTATCCTGCGAAAAGCATTATGATCAGTGGAGAATTGCAGGTTCCCTTCTAGGGGCACGACTCGAAGGACTATTACCTTTACTACCAGAAGCTGCAGTAAGGCGAGAATTCAGGATTCATTCACAACAGTTAGGAGAATAAAATGGTTTACCTAAGAATAGTAAGCGGACTTGATCTGACCGCATCAAACCTGGAAGCAGACGAAGACGACTTCCAGAGCATCGAGAATCAGGAGATGTCAATCGTGCGCTGGAATGAGAAAGAGAAGTGCTTCGAGCATCTAGTCTGTGAGTCAGAGACAGACCCAGACGACGAAGATAACGTAGACTGGAGCACTAAATGGATACGAGTATGAGCGAGGCTTCAGTAGCAGTTCAAGTTGAGCGCCTCCTCGCCGGCCCAAATGTCTTGCTGAACGGTGAATCCGGCACCGGGAAGACCTATGCCCTTGGCACTCTCGTAGACTGGTGCCAAGCGAACGGAAAGGAAGCTTTCTATCTCGACATCGAGAACTCGCTGGAGACTCTTCTCGGCTACTGGCTAGACAGGAAGCTCCCTATTCCTGAATGCCTTCGCTGGCATCAGATCACTACGCCGCCGATTAACCTAGTGCAGATGCTCAAGGCCGCGAAGGACACTGGGGACTTCAGCTACGAGACCCTGACCAAGATGGTTGACCCGAACCGGGGACAGAATAACCATTTCTGGAAGATCCTCTCTGCCTGTTCAGACTTCCCAGATGACAGAACTGGAAAGAAGTTCGGCCCGGTAGATCACTTTGACACGAGCCGCGCGTTCCTGCTGGATAGCTTCACCGAGCTGAGCAACGCGGCCGCGAAGATGCAGGTGGGCTCGAAGCCCACGATGGCTCCGCCCGACTACAGCGTGGCGCAGAACCACCTGATGAATTTTCTTCGGCTCTGCACTCATGGGACTCCCTGTATCTTCGTGATGACTTCGCACCCAGCAAGGGATAAGGATGAGGTCTCCGGCGCGGTCAAGACAACCGTAAGGACAGTTGGAACTGCAATACAGCCGGACATTCCTCCGCTGTTCTCGGACGTGATCTACACTGTGAGAGAAGGAGACCGCTTCTACTGGGACACTGCGGCATACGGAGTCGTGACCAAGACCCGGAGTCTCGGTTACAAGAGCAAGATTGATCCCAACTTCGCACAGATTCTTGATCTGTGGAAGGCACGGGGTGGGAAGTAGACGCCTATTATTCTTTCATAATAGACGCCCAAATCAAAGGGCTACGCCGCCGGCCCAGCCATCAGCGGCAATTCAACTTTAAGGAGTTCTACTCATGAGTCAAGCACCAAGCGGGTTCGATCCTAAGCTGTTTCTAGATGCACAAGTCTCCGAAACCAACGAGCGCCGGCCTCCGCTTCCCGCGGAGAATCCCTTCTCTCCCGACGGCACCTACATCTCGATAATGAAGGAGCCGATCACCGACACAGGCATCATCGAGAAAGACGGCCCGCGGAAGGGCGAGCCGTGGCTCTCAATGGCTGTCCAGCACCAGATAGAGGTGCCGCAGCAGCTGCAGGACAGCATGAAGCTGCAGCCTGTCGTGGTCATCACGGACAGGGTCTTCATCGACCTGACTCCTCAGAAGACCATCGACAACGCGCCGGGCAGGAACCGCCGGCAGCGCCTCTACCGCGAGGCCCTCGACCTCAACAAGTCCGGAGATGTCTGGAACTGGCGGAAGGTCACCGGCCAGGCGGTGAAGGTCAAGATCGAGCACGAGATGTATAATGGAGAGCCACAAGACCGCATCAGCACCATTCTCCGCCGGACGTAATCCCCTTCGGGCGGCTCCTCCGGGAGCCCCCTTTTAAGAGGACGCGCCCCTGCGTCCTGTTTGAAGGGAAGCTTCGTGCAGCTCCGAAGGCACAGTCTCTTAGAGGCCGGTATCGGCACTCTTGTTGGCCTCGCTGTAGCTATCGCTGCGAATTGGGTAGTCCTGCCCCTCTTTGGATTCCCTGCAACACTCTCCCAGAGCTTCTGGATTGCAGTAATCTTTACTGCAGTTAGCGTAGTCAGGAGCTACTGGGTCCGCCGGCTGTTTAACTGGATGCACGTGAAAGGAGTTCTTTGAAAACAATACCTGTTGATCAGATTCTCATCCCCTCGAACCGCCAGCGAAGGGAGTTCGATCTAGCTACCTTGAACGAGCTTGGCGACTCTATCAAGAAAGTCGGTCTGTCCCATGCGATAGTGCTTCGAGAGGAGCACACCCTTGTCGGCCGCCAGAAGTTCCTAGTCTCTGGCGAGCGGCGACTTCGCGCCATCAAAGACATCTACGACCTCGGCGGGAGCTTCACCCACGACAACCAGCTAGTTCCCGCCGGCGAAATCCCCTACACAGACAAAGGAGAGCTCAGTGGCCTTGCCCTCAAGGAAGCAGAATTCGATGAGAACTATCGCCGGGAGAATCTTACTTGGCAGGAGGAGGCCGATGCTGTCAAGCAGCTTGCCGAGCTTCGCACGGAACAGGCTGCTGCGGCCGGCGAGCCTACTCCTTCGATCGCTGCGGTTGCGGAGGAATGGCGTGGCTCCGCAGTGGGTATTCATCAAGAGATTACGAGAAGGCAACTGATCGTCGCGCAGCACCTTAGTGATCCAGAGGTCAAGGCAGCCAAGAACGTAGATGAGGCTTTCAAGATCCTTCGACGGAAGGAAGATACAGCGCGCAGAGTCCAGCTCGCTGCTGAGATCGGGCGGACCTACTCGGCGGAGACTGCTCACCGAGTGCTGAACGAGGACTCACTAGCCTGGATGGTTGCGGCTCCTGCAGAACAATTCGACATAATCTGCACTGATCCTCCCTACGGAATCTACGCAGATGAGTTTGGCGACTCCGGCGGTCATACAGCCGGCGCACACCAATACAAGGACAACTATGAATACTGGCTCTCGGTCATCACGACGCTGGCGAAGGAAGGCTTCCGCATCACCAAGCCTCAGGCTCATCTTTATTGTTTCTGTGACATTACCCGATTTGAAGAGCTCAAGCAGATACTTGCAGCGGCTGGTTGGAGTCCGTTCAGGACGCCGCTTGTCTGGCACAAGCCGAACGGGAACAGAGTCCCGTGGGTCGACCAAGGGCCGCAGAGGAAATACGAGCTTATCCTCTACGCGAACAAAGGGAAGAAGCTCGTCACGCGGATCTACCCAGACCTCGTTACCTACCCAGCCGACGAAAACCTCGGGCATAACGCGCAGAAGCCAGTTGCTCTATATACCGACCTATTACGACGTTCTGTTGGACCAGGGGACTCTGTCCTTGACCCCTTTGCTGGGAGTGGCCCGCTACTTCCCGCAGCGAACGAGCTTAAGTGCAAAGCGACCGCACTCGAAGATAACCCGGCGGCGTATGCGCTCTGTGCGAAGAGGCTCGATGCGTTGAAGGCAGAGCCAGAACTGGAGGGGTTAACATGAGCAACTCAATCAAGTCCGACCACCCCCTCGATATTCTCGCCCGCCGCTGCCACCGGAACGCGAAGGAGAAGGGATTCTGGCCGCCGGAAGGCCGCAACAAGGCCGAGATGATGATGCTGGAGGTCAGTGAAATCGCTGAGCGCCTAGAGGCGGTTCGGTCAACCGTCCCTCTACCAAGCAGTCATCTCCCTGCTTACTCCGCAGAAGAGGAAGAAGTAGCCGACCTCATTATTCGAGTGATGGATTATGCAGTTGGGCATAACCTTCGACTCGGAGATGCCTTCGATGCGAAGATGGCGTTTAATGCAGGGCGGCCTTACAAGCACGGGAAGGAGTTCTGATGGCTCCTTCCTGGGAAATGATTATAGCTGAACTCATGGGCGCTATACTTGGACTTCTTGCTGGGGTCCTGTTGGTTATCTGGAGAAGGTAGTGCCTCACCGCGGCGACGGGCCTATACCCGCTCGCATAATGCTCGTTGGAGAAGCTTGGGGCGCTGACGAAGAGCGCGAGGGGATTCCTTTTGTCGGCGCGTCAGGGCAGGAACTCAACCGGATGCTTCACGAAGCAGGTATTCTGCGTTCGGAATGCTTCGTCACTAACCTGGTGAATCACAGACCGCCAGGGAATGATCTGGGTGCGTGGATAGCGATGAAGAAGAAGGGCGTGACTCCGCAGCACGTCTGGATGCGAGATAAGAAAGTGCTTCCAGTCGTGTGGGAAGGCTATCATCAGCTTATGGCTGAGATAGAAATGGTCCAGCCTAACCTTATTGTGGCCTTCGGTAATACCGCCTTATGGGCGTTGACAGGGCATTGGGGCATCTTAAAGTGGCGAGGATCGCAGCTCAAAGCTGAAGTCATTCAAGGAGCTGGAGTAAGAGAACTTGGTCTTAAGCTAATTCCTACCATCCACCCCGCCTCTGTCCTCCGCGAGTGGTCGCAGCGTGCTTCAGTCCTCAACGACCTTCGCCGGGCCGCGAAGCACCTTGACTCCAGAGAATACCACCCGCCCAAGTGGAACTTTATCATCCGGCCAAACTTCAGCCAGGTCATTGATGTTCTCAGCACCCTCCACCGACGACTAGAAGCGGGAGAAGAAACCTGGCTCGACTTCGATATCGAGACTCGCGGCGGGCATATCGAATGTTTCAGTCTATCCTGGTCACGGCTCGATGCAATCTGCGTTCCTATAATGAGCTATGATGGAAGGGAAGGCTACTGGTCACTGGAGGAAGAAACCCAGATTCTCTACTTGATGTATAAAGTTACGACCCACTTGAAGGCTAAGGTTCGCTGGCAGAATGGTTTGTATGATGCACAATATGTTCATCGCTGGTGGCACTTCGTTCCTCGCGGCGGCCAGGATACCATGATAAGCCAGCACACAATCTTCTCCGATCTACCGAAGAGCTTGGCTTTCCAAGCTTCCACCTACGCCGAGTGGTATGTCTACTGGAAGGATGAAGGGAAGCACTGGAACCCGAAGATGGCTCCGGAGACACGATGGAAGTATAATTGCTTAGACTGCATCTACACCCGCGAAGTCGGAGAGGTTGAGACCAGCGTTGTAGAGAAGCTTAATCTCCAGCGCGTTCATCAGTTCCAGCAAGCCATGTTCTGGCCGGTCCTCCGCGCGATGCTGAGGGGAATCCGCGTAATCGAAGAGAACGCCGCGAGCTTGGCCGGCGAGATTCAGGACCAGATTTCCCTTCGAGAAGAGTTCCTCAAGGAGGTCCTCGGCTACGTCATTAACATTGACTCCCCAAAGCAAATGATGGCGCTGTTCTACGAGGACCTACAACAGCAGGTCATTATGACTAGGGCAAAAAAGGGACAGCCTGCTCACCCCACCTGCGACGACGACGCACTGCGAAGGATTGGAGAGAGGGAGCCCTTGCTTCGCCCAATCACTAGCTGCGTGGCCGACCTGCGAACCCTAGGAAAGTTCCTTGGTGACTTTGTGATGGCTAAGCGTGACCACGATGGCCGGATGCGGTGCAGCTTTAACATCGGCGGCTCGGAAAGTGGGAAGTCGGCCCCGAAGACTTACCGGCTATCCTCCTCCAAGAATCCCTTTGGATCAGGGGCTAACCTGCAAACGATTCCCTCAGAGAAATCTAAGTCCGTTGGCAAATGGAGCCAACGCCAACACTTCTCGATGATTGGAGATCCCTATCAGCTCCCTAATCTCCGCTCTATGTTCGGGCCAGACCACGGATTCACTTTCTTCAACGGAGACTTAGATCGGGCCGACCTGACCGTAATGGCCTGGGACGCCGACGACAAGCTACTCAAGGCGGCTATTCGTAAGGGCGTAGACATCCACCTGCTGAACGTCTACGTCCTGGATGGAAAAGATCCGCCTCCGCTAGAGGAACTAGTAGAGACTCACCCGAAATACTGGAGCCACCGCGAGCCGCGGAAGCACAAGCGGGAGTTCTCTAAAGTCTTCTGCCACGCTACGGACTATCTCGGCAAGGCCAGAACCGTCGCGGCCCACACTGGACGGACTATCCATGAAACCGAGCGCGCGCAGGCAATCTATCTCGGCACCTACAAAGGCATCAAGCAATGGCAAGACCGCGTGATCGACGAGGTTAAGAAGCGTCGATATGTAGAGAACAGCTTCGGCTATCGCTGGTATATATTCGACAGGATTGATGATCAGGTTATGCCGGAGGCGGTAGCGTGGATTCCTCAGTCTACTGTTTCTATCATCATCAATAAGATCTGGATGAGTATCTTCCAGGGAGTTCCTGAACCAGAGTGGGATCTTTCACCAGAGCATATGTATAAGCTGATGCACCAGCCAGCTGTGGTAGAAACCCTGCTGCAGGTCCACGACTCTCTCGCCGGTCAATTTCCTACTCATCAGAAAGACTGGGCAGTCAAACGAATTCTCGAGCTATCCCGGATAGTAGTCCCTTACTCAGACCCTCTCATAATCCCCTTTACTGTAGGAACGTCCAACTTAAATTGGGGAGCCGCCTAATGATATTCGCGCTGACTGATAAGCAGCGCCGCTTCATGCGCAGAATGAGAGTTCTGCAGGAGGAATACAAGCTTCCCTGGGAAGACGCTACGGCGATTGCTAACCGACTGGAGCTGATAACTAAAGCGGCAGAACAGCGCACAGCCCTAGAAAAGCCTCCCAGGAGCGAAGATGGCCCGGCTGTTGGATGATTGGCTTTCGGCGTTTTTGGACTACACTGAGCATATGGAAGCTCCACGCCTCCTGCGCTCCTGGTCCGGTATCAGTGCAATCGCCAGCACCCTTCGCCGCCGGGTCTGGATTGACCAGGACCAATTCAGTTGGACTCCCTCGCTGTATATTATCTTCGTAGGGCCGCCGGGCGTCCTGACCAAGAGCACCACAACCGACCTCTCCAGTAGTCTCCTTCGCGAGCTGCCTAGCGGCCTCGTTCACTTCGGGCCGAATAACATAACTTGGCAGGCCCTAGCGACCTCCTTCGCAAAGGCCTCCGAATTCTTCGAATACCCAGTCGGCTCTGGCGATCAGAGGCCAATGTCAGCGATCACGCTAGTCTCCCGCGAGCTAGGTTCGCTGCTGAATCCCCGCGATCAGGATCTAGTAAATCTCTTCATTGAACTCTACGATGGCGCTCCGCTCTACGAGAAGGTTACGAAGATGTCAGGTGACGACCGAGTGGAGTCTCCCTGGATAAACCTGATGGGAGCAACCACGCCCTCCTGGATAGCTGACAACGTGCCGCAGAGTGCCCTGGGCGGCGGGCTGATCTCTCGGATCATCTTCCTCTACGGTGACGAGAAGGAGAAGCTAGTCGCCTACCCCGAGGATGGTATCAAGGACAAACGCGCTCACAAGGTCGTCCGAGATGCGCTCGTTCACGACCTCGAGCATATGGCAGTCACGCTCGTCGGCCCCTTCAAGATAACCTCGGCGGCCAAGGTTTGGGGCAAGCGCTGGTATGAAGAGCTCTGGACTGGAGCCAAAGAGCACTACAGTGATGATAAGCTAATGGGCTACATCGCGCGGAAGCAGACCCATATGCACAAGATAGCTATGGTGCTGAGCGCTTCACACAAGGACGAACTGATCATCACCGAAGAGGAACTTCAGCTCTCTAACGAGATGCTAAAGCACGTCGAGGGTTCCCTCGATAAAGTATTCTCGCAGATAGGCCGCACTGTGCAATCAGTGCAAGCTGAGAAGTTTATCGAGGTTATCCGGCGGCAGGGAATAGTTCCCTATGAACAGGCCTACCGCCTGGTCCATACACACTTCCCGGACTTCCGCGACTTCGAAGGGATGCTAGATGGAGCAATCCGCTCAGGGCAGCTGCTGCTAGTCAACAACAGCGCCGGTGGATTCTGCCTCAAGGCTGCTGATCATAAACGCCCATTATCGCCGCATAATGGACTTCCAACCTCCGAAACCAGTATAAAGGACAGTAACATATGAGCACAAGAACCTATAATGCCTGGTGCTTGATGAAGCAGAGGTGTAATAACCCAAGAGCTCCTAACTATAAATGGTATGGAGCTCTCGACATAAGATATGAATTGCGCTGGGAAAACTTTAAAGAGTTCTTTGAGGATATGAGGGAGTGTCCAAAAGGAATGACACTAGACAGAATAGACAATAACAAAGGATACAGCAGAGAAAACTGTCGCTGGACTACTCTTAGAGACAATATTCGTGGAAGGTCCACAACAGTATTAAGTCTAGAGCAGGCTAGAGAAATACGAAGACTATACAAGCTGGAGCGACGAAGATACGGACTCAAGGCTAGCCTAGCCAGAAGATTCAATTGCAGTCAGCAGACAATAGCAGATATATTAGAAGGCAAAAGATGGCAAGAGTAACTGTTAAAAAGTTAGTAGTAGAAGGCTTAGGCTACTGCTGCTTATACGCGTTCTTCAAAACATATAAGCGAACTGGCCTAATAGCTGCTCGCTTGGGTGTTAGTGACCGGGCAATCAGATATCACAAGATGGCCTTCAAGGACAACTGCCTCAGCTGCGAGAAGCGGGAGAACTGCCTGAAGGGTCGCTTGTTTTGAGCTGATCCATTGCGACGCAAGGGCGTCGCTAAGGTCAAAAGCAACTACGCGACAGTCAGGAGATAGTTGGGAGGCCGCCGCGTCGCTGTGAGGAAACGCCGGTGCCTCTAAACCTCGAACCTGTTGTGCTTTGCTCTATTCTGCTCAACAGTAATTAGCCTGTAGTTGAACTCGCAGTCAAGACCACAAACAAGCGGGTGCTGTAGCGGCACTTCATGATCTACCTGCACATTTACCCTAAGCTCTCTACACTTCTCGGCCAGGATGTAGAATTCCCTCATTAGCTTCAGGTTGGCCCAGACAGGTCAGGCTCTTCGCTCACGGACCTTACGAACCTTCATCGACTGTTTATAACCAGCCATTACTGAGTCTCCTCAAAGCGGCGGCCTTGCAATACCACTGGCCCTGGATTTTCCAGGTTGCCGACGCTTTCCTCGCATGAAGCGAGGGCCTTGCCCTACCGACGGTTTTGACCTTCCTTCCTAGCCCTGGCCCGCTCAGCGCGGAAGTGATTGAGTCCAGGCTTTCGCTACGTCTAGCCCCATTACTGCGTCTTGGCCGAGTCCAACGATTTGAGATAGTTCTCGATCAAGCTCTGCGTTCGTTTCTGATGTCTCATCAATGAGTCGTGCAATTGCTGAGTCAAGGATGGCTCCTTTGAAGCAGGCTCGTTCAGGACTTGGGGCACGGGCGGCAAGGGCGGACAGGGAACGGCTACGGGCACGCTCGCCGGACAGCCGCTCAGAAAGAGAACGGTTATCAACACGAAGTTTCTTGAGTTCAGCATCGGCATTCTCCTTTGATTTGCGATAGAGCGCTATCGTTACGATTGCGTCATCTCTGGCTTTCTCAGCAAGCATGACAGCCTTGTCCTTGAAGTCCTTGGCCTCTTCGCACTGCCAGACATACCATCCCATCGCGCTCAGAATGGCGACGCTGACTACACCGGAAATAATCTGAAGTGGGTTCATGTCCAGGTTACCTTAAAGTCAGGATCAAGTGCTGGGGCCGCCGAGGGCACGTAGACTCGCCGGCCAGACTTCGGTGGGATAGTCTGCAGATGCACCCAGGTCGGCGTCCAGCGGGGGTCTTCCATCCAGAGTCCTATTTCGTCTAGAACGTCCAGATTATCCACGCACCATTCAGCAAGAGCACGATCGCTGTCAGGCAAATCAACAGCCTGGGCGGTAAGGTGGCGGCTGCTTGCTGCAGCGTTCCGAGTAGCATCGTTAACACCTTGCGGACGCCATCCGCTACGAACCGAGTCGAGGTCGGAACGTCCTGCGCGGACAAGTAATTCATTACACTTCGCCACAGTGACTTGAGCATTTCGATTTATCTCCTCAGTTAATTCCGCTGCATAAGTAGCATCGCGGCCCATCCAGTAGGCGGTAAGCGTAATCACTTGAACGTCGTCCGCCAGCCGAAGAACCGCTTGCCGAATACGAGACCAGTAGCCCCCGCCCCCAGCACGACCCCGCCTACAGCATAACGGAAGTTCTTACCATTGAATCCTCCAGGCTGCGCTGTCTCTACCGCCGCCGCGGCCGCTACTCCTGTCCCGATGGCGTAGAGCGTGGGGTGGTCAGACTTGGAGTAAGCGGTCACAGCAAGCGCACCGAAGGCTGTTCCACCCCAGAGGTTCTGCTGGTGGCGGTCAGGTTCTTGGGCCTGAGCGGCCGTTACAGCAGGTGTCGGACTGGGTCCATCATCATCCCAGGCGAAGGCCGGCCTTGCCAGGCCAAACAGCATCAGGCCCCAGACGAGGGATACAAACGTCACGATCAGGATACGAAAGAACGATTCCACAGAACTCTCCTTTCAGGTTATTGGAGGTATTACTGGTGCTGCTGGTGCAGGCGCTACTATATACGCTGCTCCATTTCTGCCTTTCAGGTCAACGTAGAACTTGAACATCAGCCCCTGCATGATTCCCCAGGGCGTCAGCACTGCGCCGAGGATCATTGCTTTCTCGGCGCCGGTCAACTTAGTCTCCAGATCGTAGGGGAAGTCAAGCATCCAATCCACTACACGGACTGTGAGCCAGAGCGTAACTACTATCACTCCTAGACTATCAATGTGGTGACTCTCAAACCAGTGCCAGAACGAACGACTAGTTATCCTGACGGTGGTAGCCGCTGTTGCAGCAACCCCTCGTTCACCAATACGTCGCTCATCACTCATAACACAATTCCTCCCTTGTGCATTAAGTAAAGAATGAAGATTAGAATCGCCGGCACGACTATAGCGAGAAGTGGAAGCATCCATCTCAGCACCCGAATCCCCCCGAGAATCTGTGCTTGCATCAGCTTATCCTCGAAGATGTGCTCAGAGAGTTCCTTGCGTGTCGCACTGACCTCCGCCTTCATCGGAATCAAGTGGTGCCGCATGCCCATCGCCAGCCAGCGGTTGAAGCGGCCGACCTGAACAGGGTCGCCATCAGCACCCTCCAGTCCGCAGTTCGGTTCGGCTTGTTCGCTCATCTCACCTGCCCGGAGTAGTCAAGGAGGGTCATCATCCGACACGCGAGACTTCGCGCCACGCTTGTATAGCGTCATCAAATAGCAATGTAAGAACTCCTAGACCAGCAGCACCTGATACATAATCTGCTCCGGTCGCTGTATAAATCGGCTGGAAACTCCCGGAGGTAGCAAAGCCATTTTTGATCGTGACAGCACCTCCGGCGCACAGCAGTCGCACAATGTCTCCGCCCACCCATCCTGTGATATTAATTAGGTTTACCTGTGTCGTGCCAGTTAGCTGGAAAAAGTTTCCATTTCCAAGCGTCAAATTATTTGCAGTTGCGACGTTCGCGCCATGACTCCCGCGCAGACGAATCGCGTATTGAGCAGTCAAGTACAAGGTATTCGCGCCGTTGTCCGTATATTTGCTTAAGGAGGCTGGCGTTGTTCCGAAAATCTGGGTGAACTGTGCCCCAGAATCAATTTGTATGTCTTGCCCCGTGTTGGCTTCTGAGTCACCGCCAATATAAGTGTTATTCTTTGCGCCAGATGCTTCGCGTATTCCGACTCCGGTGTTAGCTTCCGCTAAGGGGCCAATGATGGTGTTCAATCTAGCGCTCTCGAAACGCAGGCCATCCTCTCCGTTGGACTGCACGAAAGGCAGAAGAAGAACCCCTGCGTTTGCATCAACACTCGCTCCTCCATCATGCACATAAATTCCGCGTCTACCATTGAAAGAGGCAACCGGCTTAATCAGCAGGAAGGCGTTTGAATTTGTGCCGTCGGCATCAGCGCCAATGCGGATACCGTCGTTCCCCATCAGATTCCCCATTACCTGATCGAGAATCACATTGTTAGCGAGAACTACGATTCCATCGCCAGTATTCCCGGCTTGCCCCAGAACTCCACCACCAGACCACGTAGCTCCATTGACCGTAATATCAACGGCAGCGGTCGTCATGGTGCTTTTCTTCAGCAAATAAGAGCCAGGTAGATCAGTCGCCGTTACTGCACGTTTTCCAGGAAAAACGAATCGCACATTGCGAGAGTGAGTAATCTTGGTTCCGATTAGGAAGATACCAGGGAATACCAAATCCGCTCCCAAGGCGCACTCATCATGTGCTTTCTGAATTTGAGTGGACAAATCTATCACTGGAGTTCCGGATTGAGCATCCGCAATTTGCGCGGCTGTCATCCAGTCGAATACGCTTACACTCTCCTGCGCCTTATTCTGCACCGTCCTCGTCACTGCCCCGGTGCCGGATTGGGTGAAGCCCGCGAAGGTCTGAAGAATCCAGGTGCCAATTTGACTAAGTGTAACCTGGCGCGTAGTTGCCGACTGCACTAC